GAAACTGAAGATGCCGCCGTCCTGCGCGATCAACCAATAGCCGGCGCCGCTGTCGGTGAGTTCCATGCCGACGATCGGTTCGTTCAAATGTTCGCCGCCCATCGAACCGTGAAAGACGGCGTCGCCGTAACAGAAGACGCCGCCATCGCTGCCGACGACGTAATAGCCGTGACCCGATCGTGTGCGGACCATCGTTTGCGCGCCTGACGGCATCTCGTCTCCTCCGTCGTAGTCGGCTTTCCCGAGCACGACCGCGTAAATGTCGTCCCGGCGGTCGCGGGTATGGGCGCCGGGACAGGCGGTCGCCGCGGTATCGCCATGGAACTGGCAGCGGCGGGCCGCGGCGGACGGGATCCACCCGAACTGTTCGGCTTCGTCGCACGCCTCGCCGATCAGGCGCAGGTCGTTGTCGGTCACTTCGTAGGTGTCGCGGTTGCCGGTCAGGCATATCTGCAACGACGGGCCGGTCGTCCCGTCAGTCCGGAAACTGTTGGCGGGCGAGTTGCGGACCTCGATGCGCGTCGACCCGACCGCGATGCTGTAGTCGGCCGCGATCAGGCAGTCCCACGCGTCGCGCGGTTTGCCGCCGCCCTCGTGGTGGACGATCACCCGATCCGTTTCAGCCATCGTCCGATTCGGGTTCCGGTTCGGGTTCCGGTTCGGGTTCGGGTTCGGGTTCGGGTTCGGTCACTTCCGGTTCGGCTGTTTCTACTTCTTCGGGGACTTCGGGTTCGGTCGGAGTCATCGTTCGTTTCGCCTTTCGTTCTAGGAGCCGGACGGGCCGACGTCTTCGACGACCATGAATCCAGGGTCCGTCGCGGACGCCTCGAAATTGGTGGTGCCGCCACCGGCCGCGACCCGTAACCGCATCTTGCGAGTGATGTTCCCGGTCGTGGCCGCATCTTCGTAGTGGGAGAGCCCGAACGTGAACCCGGCGCCCGCGACCGAGATCGCGCCCGTGATCCGGTTCAGTTGGACGTTCGCAGCGTCGGTCAGTTTCGATTCGAAGATCGCGTTCGCGATCGACACCAGATATTCGGCTTTGACCTCGAGCCGGTAGCGGCGGCCCGCGACCGCACCCCACGTGACCGTCATGCCGGAGATGTCACCTTCGGTGCCGGAGAACCCGGGATGGCCGGACGACACCTTCGCCATGATCTGGACGCCCCACGCGGACCGCCACGGCGGATACCAGCCCGCGGCCGCGACGCCGGGCGGATCCTGGTAGATCGTCAGGCCGGCCGTATCGACGAGGAACGCGGTCTGCCCGGCGACGGGCGCGGTGATGGCGGCGTCGCGTGCCGCCGCGTTCGCGAACGTCGCGACCACCTGCTCTTGGAGGTAGTCGTTCATGTCGGCCGCGAGCACTTCCCCGCCGACCGCCCAAATCTTGTACGGCATGACGGGCCCTCCTATCCGAGCACGTAGCCCGCGTCGAGTCGATCTTGTGCGTGCGGCCCGGCCGTGAACACGACGCCGGCCAGGCCGATCGGGTCGGTGGACACGAGAACCCAGCCGATCTCCCACGCCGTACGCGTAATCGAATGTTGCGAGCCGACCACTCGCGCGTGGACGTCGATGACATGGTCCGGGCGGTCGGGGGGTGCCCACACGATCCGGGCGACATGTTCAACCCACCGGAGGCCGAGGACACGGTCGAACACTTCCCACGACGCCGGCGAGACGGCAGGGACCATCGTCACATGGTCGAGCGTCACTTGCGGGAACGCGTACAAGTTCAGGACATAGGTCGCCCAACCGGATACGAGCAGGTCGGTCGCGAGTCCGAGGTCGGTCCGTTGGTAGTCGTATTCGCCGTACCGGGCGATACTCGAATCGGACCGTACGGTTTGGGTTGTGCCACCGTTGCGGGCCGCGTAGACCGCGTTCCGCAGTTGGAGATCGGTGTTCGACGGGCTGGCGTCGACGAGAACGTCGAAGCCGCCGAGGTCGTCGCATCCGAGCGTCACGAACGGTGCCGGTTCGGTCCCCCAAATGTCGCGGCCGAGCCATCGGAGCGTCCCGTCCGGCGCGAAATAGACGGTTCCGAGCTCGTCGTCCAACGTCCGGTTCAACAGTTCCCAGCCGGGTTGCGCAAGTGTCGTGCTCTGCAACGTGACCGAACTGACGCCGTGTTCGACGGTCCCGAGCCACCCGTAATAGTCGACGAGGCGTTGCACCCGTTGTTGGGTCGTGTCGCCCGCCCCTGCGGCCGGCTGTTCGGGCCGGTTGTAACGTGCCCACAGTTTCGTGTCGTCGGTCGCGACGAGCACCGCCCGACGTTCGTGCGGGTCCGGCGTCCAATCCTCACCCCAACTGTCGGCGGTACCGGCGAACAGGTAGTGGGTGTTGACGGCCGCGACGGCGGCGGCCGGCTCCGCGATCACTTCCGCGAACACTTCGACGGGGGTGCCGGGCACGAGCCGCGACCGGTTCCCGTACGAGAACGGCGAATCGGGGTTGAGCGGGTCGTAGATACCGGCCGGGTCGGCCAACGTGACGGTCACGGTCGCCGCGTCCGGTTTCGAGAAAATCCCTTGCGCGACCGACGCGCCGCCCGCGATCGCGCAGTCGAGCACGTCGCATGAGAGGTCAACCCACAGCCGGTCGAGTGTCCCCGTACGGGCGGCGGTACCGCCGCCGAGGACGTTGCCGGAGTCGAGCCGGTCGAAGTCGTGGGGGCCGGCATGGAACGTGTTGCCGGCCTCGAGCGCGGCCCGCACGAACAGGCGGACGTAGCCACCCCAGCTCGGGCTGGTGGCGCCGCCGGCCGTGCCCGGCCACGCATCACCCGGCGTGAACGGCATCTAGCCGGCCATCGACGCACGGACCGGAATATCCAACGGTCCGTTTCTCGACGTGTAGCCCCGGAGGGCGTTGGCGACCGCCCGTTGTAGTTCGGGGGCGGACGCACCGAGCCCGGTCGTCGTCACGTTGATCGTGACCGGCCCGCCCGCGGTGGTGGTGCGGGCGGCGGGCGCGCGCGCGACGGCGGGTGCCGTCACCGCGCCGGTCACCATCGAGAACGGGTTGACCGCGTCGAGGATGCCGCCCGCCGCGTCTTTCAGGCCTTCGATCTTGTCGAGAATCCAGTCGACCTTTTCTTTCAACCAGTCGAACACGGCCTTGATCGCGGTCTTCGCGGCTTCGAACGGGGCCGTCAACCAGCCTTTCACCTTGTCGAAGTTGTCGCGGATCCATTCCCACACGGCCAGCACCGCGGCCTTGATCGTGTCCCAGTTGTTGACGATCAGCCAGACGGCCATCCCGAACGGGCCGGTCAGGATCGCGAGCAGTAACGGCCAGTTGTTCTTGACCCAGTCGTACACGAATTTGATCGCGTTCCAGATCGCGTCGAAGGCTTTGTCGACGAGTTCGCGGAACCAGTCGACCTTCATGTAGAGGATGACGACGACGGCGATGATCGCGACGATCACGGCCGCGATCAGAAAGATCGGGTTCGTCAGGAGCGTCAGCCGCAACGCCTTCATGATCCCGTCGAAAACCGCGACCGCTTTCGACAGTCCCTCCTGCGCGGCCGCATACAAGGTCGCGGCACCGTCCAACGACTCGAGCGCGGTGGCGGTGACACCCATCCCGGCCGCGAGTTCCGGGAACCCGGCCATCGCGATCGCGTCCGACATGTCGCGCAGGCCGGTCGTGGCGCCGCCGGCGACACCACCGACCGTTTCGATCCCGCCCGACACGTCCCGTGTCTTTTTCGCGGCCGTGTCCGCCGCGTCGCCGTACGCCTTGACCGCCGCCTCGGTCGATTTCAGGTTCGCGGTCGCGGCCGCCGTATTGGCGGCGATATCGATCGTGAGCGTCGCTTTGTTAGCCACGGCGGCGGGCCCGGTCCGCCTGTTCGGCCAACACGGCCAGGGCGGTCACGATCGTCGCGTCGTCCTCACCGGCCCATTGGGCGGGCGGAATGTTGGTCGCGACCGCGAGCTCCACGATCAGCCGGCCTCGAGTTCCGGCCGGGTAGGGTCCACGCCCACCGTCCGCGGGTCGATCGACACGCACCGGCCCACGAAATCGTCGTAGGCGGTGTCTTTCGGGATCTGTGCTTCGCGGGTGAGTCCGTGCCACGCGAGGTAGGTCATCCATTCGATCTGCGCGTCCTGCGGGCCCGGCCAACCTTTCTTGCGGGCGTTCCGTTCGTACTGCAGCATGTCGAAATTGTTGGCTTGGATCTCATAGACCGCGCCGTCATCCATCAGCACCGTCAGATACGGCGCAATCATCCGAACCTTGTTCGTGTCGTCCACGGTCACACCTTCTCGCCGATGAGACGATCGACGTCTTTCGTGTAGGCGGCGACGATCGATTTCGTTTCTGCGTCGACCGCCTGGAACAGGAACGGCCGGGGCCGTTGGGAGCGGGACGGGACCCCGAAATGGACCGGGAGCCCGTACCGGACCGAGGTACCGGCCGTCGCGGTCGACCCGGTGTGGTCGCCCCGGATCGATTGGGCGAGGCGGCCCGTCGCGACCGGCGCGAGGCGGCGGGCCCGGGCGACAACGGTCGCCGCCGCATCATCCGCCGCGTCTTCCAGGTCCTGCAGGCCGGCCGCGATACCCGCCAAACCGGCCTTCAGCTGGGCGGCGGTTATGGTGCCGGCCACGTCGGTACGGGTTCCCCGACGCACGCCCACGCGAAATCGGACGTGAGGACATCACCGACGGCGCCGTCCGCGGTACCGATCGAGAGCGGGTCGATGATCACGGTCCCCGCCACCGCCGCGCCCGCGGCGGTGGACGGCTCGAACGAGAACGGGACCGGTTGGCCTTTGTTCGCCCACGTGAACTGCACGAGGCCGGTCGCCTCGGTGTAGTCCTGCAGGACGGTGCCTTCCAGGCTGTAGTCATACGAGATGGAGCCGGGGACGGAGTCGCCGCACAACGTCACGATCTGGTCGCCTTCGTCTTTGTTGACGATCAGCCCGAGACTTTGGGCCTGGCACGAATAGTCGGTGCCGGGCGCCGTGCCGAGCGTGAACGTTCCCGGACCGAACCGGACCACCTTCACGGCCATGGCCTATACCTCCAGGGTGTAACGGACGACAGGGATCCCCTGTTGTCCCGGTTCGATCGGGATCCGCCACGGTTCGGAGCGGACTACCTTGGCGACCATCGCGAGAGCATTCCAGATCGCGTCGCGGAAATCGTCGCCGGCTTCCACCGTGGAAGCGAGGTTCCCGGCCGGCAGCGCGGCATACACATACCAAGTCGTGAGCTGCCCGCATGCCGTGCGCGGTTCGTTGCCCGCCCATTCGGGCCACGCCGTCCCGGCCGCGATCACGTCGGGCATCGTGCCGGTCGGCGTGAGTTCGGGGACCGTTTTGAGGGCGTCGACGATGTCGGTCCGGACCGTCACGCGAACGTCCGTTTCCGGTACTGGCCGCCGAGCCGGACGATCTCCGAATCGCGGGTCGTCAACCGCGCCACCCCGTATTCGCTGTCGGTGCCGACCATCCCCAACGGGAGGCCGCGGGCCGCGATGGTGCGGGCCACCGACCGGACGAACACTTGGTAGAGGCGGGCGGGTAGATCGATCTCGGTCCACGCGTACTGCTCGGTCACACCGTCTTGTTCCGATTCGGCGATCACGTCGAGCTGCTCGTCGGTGAGGACCGTGGCCGGCACCCCGATCTCGACGCGGATCGTCGCCAGATCAGGGAAACCGGCCGCGGGCTGATACGCCACTAGTGGTGGCCTTCGGCGCGGCCCTTACGGCCGCACACCTCACACACCGTCCCCTCGTCCACCGGTTCTTCCTCGAGGAGTTCCGGTTCCGGTTCGGGTTCCGGCGGTTCGGTGGGTTCGGGTTCGGTGACGGTCATGTCGCGGACCGTTTCAGGGCGCCACCGACATCGGCCAACAGGTCGGCGACGTACCCGTAGTAGGCGATCGTGTAGCCGAGGATCGTCGGTTCGGTGACAGACAGCAGACCGCCGACCGTCTCGTAATGCTCCACGAGGGACGACACGCCGACGATCATCGTTTTCGCGACGAAGTTGCCGTCGACGACGACCTTCAGGCCCATCATCGAGCCGCCGAACCCGGCCGCGTCTTGCAGGCCGGGGAACGAGACATTCCCGCCGGCGGTGTTGACCATCGCCGCATATTTCGCGTACTCGTCGGGCGACATCCAGATCGTGTCGGGATACATCTTCGTGTTCGCGAGGATCTGCGACGACGCGGTCATGACCGCGCTACGGACGGCGCCGTCGGCGGGCGCGTCGATGAGCACGAACGTTCCGGTCGTCGCGGCCACCATCGAGTCCGCGGCGTTGTTGTCGGTCTCTTGGGCGTAGACGGCGGCGAGGTCCGCGACCGCGATCGCGAGGATGGCGGGGTCGGTCCAGTCCCGGTCCTGGAACGAAATGTCGAGCGTCCCACCGAACGTTTTCTTCGTCACCGGCACGCTGGAGATCGTCAGTTTCTGGGATGACAGCTGCGTCTTCTCTGTCGCCTGCACACCGACCGTGGTGTGTTGGGTGATCTTGGGCCGGTTGAACGTCGACCCGCCGGCCGGCATCGTCCGGGCCGTCACCGAATCTATGAACGGACGGGCGGTCGGCAGGGTACCGACCACGTCGCCGACGATCGGGACCGGCACGATCCCCGGGTTGTCGGCCAGTTTCTGGTCGGCGACGACCCGCCATTCGGCCTGCGCGCGCGCGACCCGTTGCGCGGCTTGCGGGTCGCGTTGTTGGTTGCCCCAGTCGGCCAGGTAGGAGCCGACGTTCCCCCGGTACCGTTCGAGCTGACCGGACGGCGACGGTTCGTTGCGGCGGGCCGCGACCGACTTGGTGAGTTCGGCGACCGATTTTTCGTGGGCGGCGTTGCGCAGCTCGGCTTGGTGTAACGGTTCGAGGCGGCCGTCGAGGTCGGCGATCTCGCGGTACATGCCTTCGACCGACGCCCGTTCCGGGTCGGTGACGTCCCGGTTCTCTTGGGCGGCGACGGTCAGGATCGTTTCGGCATCGGCCCGCAGTTCTTCACGGCGCGTCTCCAACCGTTCCAGGTAAAGGTTCACGACAGTCACGCTCCCGGTTTCACGGCAATTTCAAGAATGCTCGTGAGGTGTGCGGGGTGCTCGTCGGGGTGCCCACCGCGGTGGGGGTGCCGGCCGAGGGTGTCGTCTGCCTCTAGAACGGACTCTATAGCGGGAGGCGGGCGGCGGGAAGTTTCGCCAAGAGGGTGTCGCGGGCCATGGGCGGAACCTTCACACGGACCGCGGCCACGGACGCGAGGTCGCCGTACGCGCCTTCCGGCACGAGCGCGAGCTCGAACAGGTTGGCGCGCGTGTAGACGGCGGTGGTGCCGTCGCGGCGTTCCTTGTCGGGGATGAACCCGATCGACCATTGGCGGAGCATGCCTTCGCGGGCCATCTGCAGGTAGTGGTCACCGATCGTCGACGCCGCCACTTTGAACTCGCCGTAGAGGCCTTGCTCCTCGTCGCGCAGCAGGATCCCGTGGCCGATATGTGTGCCGCTCGGGTCGTTGGAGTGGAGGTGGCGGAACAGGACCCGGTTCGGGGACCGCAACTGGTGATTGAACGCGCCGCGCTCGAACCGTTCCGTCAGTTGCTCGTGAATGTATTGGTCGTGGCGGTAGGGGACGACACGGCCGCAGATCACCCGCTGCGACGCGGACCGCATCTCGAGCGGTTCCACGAATGTCCGGTACTCCATGCTCAACCCCCGATCGCGGGTTCGTTCGTGTCCGTGTCGGACGTGGCCGGAGACAGCACCGTCACCGTCGCATTCCCCGGCCCCTCTTCGAGCGTGAGGCCTTCGAGCGGCAAGAGTCCTTCCCAGGCCCGTACCTCGTCGACGGTGACGATCCCCGCGTTCACCAGCGCGATCTCGGTCTGAACCCGCACGCTCTGTTGGTCGCGGAGCAGACTGTCGCGGTTGAAACGCGCCTCGTGGCCTCGCGTCAACAACCGTGAGAACTGCGTTTCGAGCGCAGTGATCCACGGCGCCAACGCGAACCTGACGAGCTGCACCGCCGCGTCCTGCACGTTCTGGTACGGCGCGGAGGTTTGTGCACTCCCGAGCCAGTAGGGATCCAAGGCGAACAGGTTGGCGATATCCACAATGCTCATCTGGCGGGCTTCGATCATCTGCGCGTCGGTCGGCGTCCACCCCAGTGGCGTGAAATCGACGAGGTCGGACAGCACCGCGATGTCGCCGGTCGCGATGTTCTCCTGCCACGTTTTCTTGATGCCGTGCGCGGTCGCATACCCGGCCGGGTCGTCCGGCGACCCGGCCTGTAGGTCGGGGTCTTTCACGCGTAACAGGCCCGATGGCGTGCCGGTCGCGAATGCGTTGGTGGCGTAGCGGTCTTGGGCGGCGACCCGGGCGACCGTGCTCATGCCTGCTTCCAGGATGCCGAGGCCCCGTAACGCGCCCGGATACGGCAGGACACCTTTGGCGTGGAACACCTGCGCGGCCGGCAGCTCGGACACGATCTGGCCGTCACACGCGAACCGGTAGACGATCCGGCCGTCGGTACGGACGACGGCGGTGTCGCGGGCGGGCCACGGCGTCACACTGCTGGCGGCGGTCCCGTCGCGGGCCCAACCGTCGATGATGCCGACCGCGTTGCCGTGATCCAACAGGTCCGCGACCCACGCCGCGACCGTCGCGCACCGATCCTCATCCGGGTTCGGTGCCACCAGCACCGGCGGGGTCGGGTCGTCCTTGACGAGCGACTGCCACGAACCGAGCGGCATCCCACCGATCGCCTGGGAGATGAGAAGCCGGGCCCGCCAGTAGCCGGGGACCGCCATGGCGTCCACGAGATCCATGTCCCAATGGGTTTGGAATTCGCCCGACGCCGGCCACCAGCTCACGGGCGGCCGGACCCCGCCCGGATCCCACCACAACGTCATCGACGGACGGGGCCCGTCCGGTACCGCGGTCGAGGCACGGAACAGGTTCCGGAGTTTCATACCACCGCCCATCCAGGTTGGGGGGCCGGTACCGCGGCGACATGCCACGCGGCCCATGCTGCGCAGCGGGCGAGGTCGGAGGCGCCGGGCGTGGATGGCACGAGACCGCCGGGCCGTTCCGCGACCCGCATGCCCAAGATTTGGGCGGTCAGTTCGGTGCCGCCGTCGTGGACCAAATGTCGTTCGGTGATGAGGCCGCGCAGTTTCGCGAGGGCGGCGGCGCTGTCGGCGGCGGTGACGACGGTCCCGGCCGGGACGTCGGCTTTCAACGCGGGGCCGATCAGCAGGACGGCCGGCTGCAGCATTTCTGCCCACGCCAAGGCGGCGCGCCGCGACCGGTGCAGCACACCCCAGGTGAGGACGCGGCCGCCCGGTAGGAGGCCGGCGGCGGCGGCCGCGCCGCCACGTCCGGCGCGGTCATCGACCGCGACCGTGAGCCGGTCCGGCCGGCCGATGGTCACGTCCGCGAGCGCCGTCCAGACGGCCGGTTCCACCAGCGGCGAATCACGCAACGTCGTTCTTGTGGAGCGGGCCGGCCAAATGTTGAGCCATTGCGCCCGGAACGATTCGAGCGGGTCCGCCTCCAAGGGGTCGGGGCTACCGGACAGGCGCGCCCGCTCGAGCGCGGCCGCGACCGCCCGTTCCCGCTGCCCGT